ACATCAGACATCGTGAATGAGCCTAAGCACTACGCACGGTGGGCCATTGAGCCTATCACATACATCATGCGTAATGGCTTTGAGTTCTGGCGTGGCAACATTGTTAAGTATGCCAGCCGTGCAGGCTACAAGCTGTACGAGGGTAAGACGCAGGTAGAAAGTGAGATCATTGACTTGGAGAAAGTTCAACGCTATTGTCAGATGCGTATCAATCAACTTAATGGAGAGGAGAAGTTATGATACCTGTAGGTCAACTAAGATTGCTACTCACTAAGGCGGGACTAGAGTACGTCATAACTCGTGTTGAGGGTAACATAGCACACGTCAACATTCTTGTAGCGGAGCAACCAGATGTACACAGTAGAACTGGAATATGATTATGCCCTTATTAGAACACTTGACGAGGAGGACAGACACGAGGATGTTGAAGTTGTGATAGGGGAGGGCGGAGAGGTTTTTATACTTCAGTATAACGAATCTCGCCAAAGAAATTCTGTCATAGCTATGTCTTTACAACAGCTCGTAGATCTGTATGCTGCAATGGATAGCCCAGAAGGGCTTTTTCAACTGGAGGTCAAACGTGGCAAACAATGATAATCCACACCTAGCTTGTCCCTATCAAGACTGCGGATCAAGTGATGCATTTAATTGGAATGATGATGGCTTCGGCCATTGCCATTCTTGCTCTAGGGCTTACCCAATGCGAGACATGCCAGATGTTTTCGAGTGGGTTAAGTCTGAGTATCCATTGAAGGAGAGGAGAAACCCTATGGATATACCAATTGTGTCTCAGACATATGAGGGCATACGAGGCTTAGATGCTGACGTGTCCGAACTGTATGGCATTGCTATACAGCAAGGTGATGACGGACGACCTGTTCGTTATGCCTACAAGTACCCACACACAGTTAAGTATAGGCTAGTCGATGACAAGTCTAAGACTTGGACAAAGGATCGGGGCATGGGTATGAACCACCTGTTTGGCCCTGAGTTTAATGCAGGGACAAGTCAACGTATTTACTTGACGGAAGGTGAGTTTGATGCAGCATCCCTGTATCAGATACTTGGCAAGACCTTCCCCGTAAAATCCTTGCCCAGCGCAAGTATCGGTGAAAAGTTCATAGCCCACAATCATCTTTATCTGTCGTCATTCAAAGAGATTATCTACGCAGGTGAACTTGATCCTGCAGGACGTAGGGCAGCAGATAAGTTGTATCAGGCATTCCCTGATAAATTCTTCTACGTACCTATGTCCAAGCACAAAGATGCCAACGACTTCCTTCAAGCAGGAGATGGCAAAGACTTGATGTGGGCAGCTAAGAAGCCCATGCGGTACAGCCCAGAGAACTTCTTTTGTTCCAGCGAGGATTTTTCTAGTGCACTACGTACAGAAAATCCTTACGAGTATGTACCTACTGGTCACTCAGGTCTTGACGAAAAGATCCGTGGAATGGTTAAAGGGGGACTAACCTTTATTAAGGCTCCCCGTGGTACTGGTAAGACTGAGGTGATCCGTTACTTTGAGACAGGCCTTCTTCAGAACGAGGGTGTCAAGGTTGCACTACTACACATGGAGGAGATGAAGTCCACTACACTACGTGCTATGGCTACCTACGAACTTGGTGCCAATGTTCGGACCAAAGAGGATACCGAACGCAATGGCTACACTCTAAATGATGTTGAGGCCGCAGCTAATAAGATTGCCGACTCTGAGAACAACAGGACAATCATCTTTGAGATGCAGTCTCACGATAACCCACTGACACTGCTCGACTACACTCGTATGGCCGTGACATCATTCGGTGCTGACTTTGTTTTCGTTGATCACGTACAACGTCTGGCCTACCTGTCTAGCTCAGGTGTTGATGGTGCAACGAGTACATTGACCACACTAGGTTCACGTATGGCACAGCTTGCTAAGGAGCTAAACATAGGTGTGGTATTTATCTCACAGGTCAATGATGATGGGCGTACAAAGTATGCAGCATCACTTGAAGAGGAGGCTATCATTTGTGTAAAGATAGAACGAGACACTGAGTCCGACGACGAGATACTTCAGAACACAACTGAGTTTATTGTTGACAAGAACAGGCCATTTGCTAAATTGGGCAAAGCAGGTTCGGTCTACTACGATCCGGAGACAACGATCCTCAGTGAAGATGTACCGTATGATAGGAGTGAGATAGCAGCATGATTGTATTTGATGTAGAAGCTGATGGACTACTTGATCAGGCTACAAAGATACATTGCTTATCCTATACCCACGATGGTAAAACTTATCACAGTTTGCATGATTACTCTGCTATGCGTGATCTCCTACTCAGTCAGCCTGGTCTGATTGGTCACAACATTATCAGGTATGATGTACCACTTGTTGAAAAGATCTTGGGTATCAAGGTGACAGCACGTCTCTTTGACACGCTGCCAATGTCTTGGGTACTCAACTACACTCGATCCGATTCAAAGCACGGTCTAGAGTCTTTTGGTGAGGATTTTGGTATCCCTAAACCTAAGATTGATGATTGGGAAAACTTAACCCTTGAGGAGTATATACACAGATGTACAGAGGATGTAAAAATCAATTGGTGCTTGTGGCAAAATCTTCTAAAGAGATTTATGTTCATCTACAAGGACAAGTTAAATCTGGATCGGTTCTTCCGGTATCTGGAGTTTAAGATGAACTGTGCTGCTACTGCCGAAGCCCTTGGATGGAAGCTAGATATTGATCTTGCACAGAGATGTGTAGACGACATCATCAAGCAGAAATCTCATAAGGAATCTGAGTTAGGTGCAGTCATGCCCAAACGTAAGGTCACTTCAAAAAAGACTAAGCCAAAGAACTGTTTCCGTAAGGACGGTACAGCATCGGCTCATGGTCAACGTTGGTTTGATCTATTGCAAGAGCAGAGCCTACCACCACACTTTGACGGTGAGGTAGAGGTCATCAAAGGTTGGAATGAACCTAATCCAAACTCTACCGATCAGGTCAAGGACTGGCTATACTCTATGGGTTGGGAGCCATGCACATTTAAATACGATAGAAATAAGGAGACTGGCGAAGAGAAAAAGATACCTCAAGTACGTAAAGATGGAGAGCTGACCGACTCAGTAAAGTTGATAGCAGAGAGTAACCCTGCTGTTAAAGTTCTTGAAGGTCTGACCGTCTTGCAGCATAGACTCAAGATCTTTGAAGCATTTCTCGAATGCCAACAAGATGGCTACGTCAGAGCTGAGATAGCTGGACTTACCAACACTCTCCGTTTCAAACACAAGAAACCACTGGTCAACCTTCCTGGGGTAGACAGGCCGTGGGGCAAAGAAGTACGTGGTTGCTTGATTGCTCCAGAGGGCTACATCCTATGCGGTGCTGATATGACATCCCTTGAAGATACAACTAAGAGACACTACATGCACCCTTACGATCCTGACTACGTGCAAGAGATGTCTCAAGAAGGTTTTGATCCACACCTTGACTTGGCTAAACATGCAGGTGCTATTAAACAGACTGACATTGATTCTTACAACCAAGGTCAACGTCCGGAGTTGAAGACACTACGCAAGAACTATAAGGTAGTTAACTATTCTGCTACTTACGGAGTTGGTGCAGCTAAGTTGTCCCGTACTACTGGTATGGCTGTTCCCCATGCACAATCTATCTTAGATGCATACTGGGAACGTAATTGGTCTGTCAAAGCATTTGCCGAGGATCAAAAGGTTCGACAGATCAACGGAGAGATGTGGGTACAAAACCCTGTCAGTGGCTTCTGGCATTCTCTTCGTTATGAGAAAGATGTATTCTCTACACTCAACCAATCCACCGGAGCTTACTGCTTTGATAAGTGGGTTGCCTACTACAGATCACGCAGACCTAATATCATAGGTCAGTTTCACGATGAATCAATCAACCTTGTTAAGGAAGGAGAGCAAAATGAGCACACAAAAACATTGATCTGGGCTATTGAAAAACTTAATCAGGAACTTAAATTAAATGTTGACTTGGGTATTGATGTTCAATATGGTCAACGGTATAGTGACGTACACTAACGTAATGGAGGGCCAAATGGCTACACGTAAAGTAAAAGTATCAGGCATTGCTGAATGGGCAAAAGTATTTCCACAGAACCGTGATATGGAAGGTTTTGATGGTGTGTACAGGGACCATGACGGTGCTTGTACAATTGACATTATTATGGATGAGGACAACCTAACTGCATTAAAGGCTTCACGTTCTATGAAGAAAGGATCACCCGATCCTCAAGGACGTGGTACTAAGGTTAAGTTTATCCGTAAGTATGATACAGGAAGGGATTGGGACAGTGGTGCGCCTATTGTTACTTGGGCTGATGGCAGCCCTTACGACCTTGATACCGATGGCTCTATTGGTAATGGATCTACAGTAGAAGTAGAGCTATCAGTCTATGATACTAGCCGACCTGCTATTGTTGGCACACGACTTGACAAAGTTACCGTGCTTGATAAGGTAGATTATATTAGGGATACTGCAGGGGAAACCGCTTCGCCACCCGCTGCAGCTAAACAAGAAGGCGAAGTGTTGTTTTAACCTCCTCTGAAAACAACTAGTGGCCCCCTTCGGGGGGCCATAACTTAAGGAGATCTTATGAAAAAGATTGAGACATTAGTAGAAGACCTAGAGTCCGTTCTCTACGGCCTTGGTGGATGGAACGGTACGATAGGATCAATGTTAGGTAATAACATTGCAGATTCTGCCAACAAAAGATTTAGCAAACCGCAAGAGCCTCGGGGATACCTATCTCTGTCGTCTATCGGTACTCCGTGCAAACGTAAGTTATGGTACAAAGTTAATAAGCCTGGAACTGGAGAGCCACTGAGTGCTAACCTACTTCTCAGGTTTTTTTACGGTGACATGATTGAAGAATTAATCCTATCAATGGTTGTTGCTTCTGGTCATAGTATGGAAGGTTCTCAAGATAGACTTACTGTACATGGTATCCGTGGTCACCGTGACTGTGTTATTGACGGAATGACTGTAGATGTTAAGTCCTGCAGCCCATTTGCATTCAAGAAGTTTAAAGAGGGCAAGCTCCGAGATAATGACGCTTTCGGCTACATTAGTCAGCTAAGTTCTTATGTATATGCAGGTAAAGATGATCCGTTAGTTACAAATAAAACACATGGTGCATTTCTTGCTGTTGACAAAGTTAGCGGTGAGATTTGCTTGGACGTACATGACTTTACAGAAGACCTTAAGACCAAAGAACAGGAGATGCTTGCAGCTAAAGAGATGGTTGCTGGTGATTTACCTGCAGATCGTATCCAACCTGTGCCTGCAAGTAAGGCAAGTCCTAATACCAAGTTAGATAAGTCCTGCCAGTTTTGTGAGTATAAGAAAATATGCTGGCCTAATCTTAGAATGTTTAAGTATTCATATGGTACTGAGTACTTAGTGCACGTAGAGAAAGAGCCAAAGGTTGATGAGGTCTTCAATGACTAAAGCAGCTAAGGCTAAGGGCAGAACTGGCCAACAAGAAATCAGGGACAAGCTCTTAGAAACATTTCCAGAGTTTGAACCTGATGACATCAAGTCTACAACTATGGGTGATACCGGAGAAGATATCCAGCTATCACCTGCAGCTAGGAAGAAGCTACCTATTACTGTAGAGGTAAAACGCAGGAAGTCTGGCATGAAGATGGCTTACGACTACATTGAGCAAGCTAGAAAACATGGTAAAGGTGAGCCAGTTGTATTCTTCAGGGCAGATAGAAAGGAGTGGATTACGATGGTAAGTCTGGATCATTACATGGAGTTGTTGAAAAAATGGAAGTAAAGATATGGGGAGTTATGGAAGGTCCGATGTCTATCGAGGATGTAGAAGACCCTGATGATCTTGATTATGCTCCGGAAGGCTCTAAGTACTTTATGGTATGTAAAACAGAAATTGATGGTGAGATAGCTAACGATAACTTCTGGTTTGATGACTTCGAATCTGCATACGAGTGGCAGAAACATTTTTCTGAAACTATCGACCCAATCGTCATTGACATGACAGGTAATAATCAGTATAACTAGGAGTCTTTCCAATGAGGTTTGAGCTAAACATAATAATAAAAGTAGACCCTAGTGCAAACTTTCTAGAGACATTTGGGAATAATGCTGAGGTAATCTCAGAACTCGTGCAGGGTAGCTTGTACGATATAGATGATATTGTTGTAGAGGAATGTGAGGTCAAGTATGATAAGTGAAGTTGATATAGAAGCTTGGGATTTTTATGGCTCAGGTCAGTTTAATGACTACCAAAATGCTGCGGTAGGGACTGCAATTTACAAATCCGAGCACTCAGTAATTTATCCTGCACTGGGATTAGCTGCTGAGGCAGGCGAGGTGGCGAACAAGGTTAAGAAAATTATCCGTGATGGTACATTTGATAGGGATGCAATTGCAGACGAGCTAGGCGATTGTCTTTGGTACATAGCTGCACTATGCCGTGATCTCAATGTTGACCTGAGTGTAGTTGCAGATGCTAATTTAAAAAAGCTCCACGATAGACAACAACGTGGTAAGATAAAAGGATCAGGAGATAAGAGATGAGTAACCAATTACCAACAGACTATCAGGCATTCATTCACAAGTCACGATATGCTAAGTACTACAAAGGTCTGGGCCGTGAATCTTGGAGTGATACTGTATCTCGTTTTATGTCTAACGTGGTCGGTGACCTGGTCGATCCTGCTACAAATAGCCAACTAGAACAGTCCATACTAGGCTTGGAAGTAATGCCTTCTATGAGATCTCTTATGACAGCTGGGCCTGCTGCAGACCGTGACAATACCTGTATGTACAACTGCAGTTACTTAGCCGTAGATGACCTTAAGTCCTTCGATGAGGCTATGTTTATCCTCCTCTGTGGCACGGGAGTTGGCTTCAGTGTAGAGAGGCAGTCCATCAATAAGCTTCCAGATGTTCCTCAGCTCTTCATCAGTGAGACTAATATCGTCGTCAAGGACTCCAAGGAGGGGTGGGCTAAGGCTCTTCGTCAATTGATTGCACTCCTATACTCTGGTGAGATCCCAACTTGGGATGTGTCTAAGGTACGCCCGGCTGGAGCACCTCTTAAAACTTTTGGGGGTAGAGCTTCTGGCCCAGCGCCCTTGGTCGATCTGTTTAATTTTACTATCAACACTTTCAAAAAAGCTTCGGGACGTAAACTAAGCTCTATCGAGTGTCACGATATTATGTGTAAGATCGGTGAGGTAGTTGTAGTAGGCGGTGTTCGTAGGTCAGCTATGATCTCTTTGTCTAACCTAAGTGATGACCGCATGCGTACAGCCAAGTCTGGTTCTTGGTGGGAGAATAATCCACAACGTGCCTTGGCTAACAACTCTGTCTCTTACACTGATAAGCCTGACAGTCTGTCCTTCATGCGTGAGTGGATGGCTTTGGTTGAGAGTGGATCAGGTGAGCGTGGTATCTTCAATCGTGAGGCCTCTAAGAAACAAGCAGCACTGAATGGACGCCGTGATGCTGATTACGAGTTTGGGACTAATCCGTGTTCGGAAATAATTTTACGCCCGATGCAGTTCTGTAACCTAACAGAGTGTGTTGTACGAGCTACCGACACTTTAGAAACTCTATCTGATAAAGTAAGATTAGCTACTATCTTAGGTACAATTCAATCTACTTACACTAAGTTTCCGTACTTGCGTAAGAAGTGGGCAGACAACACAGAAGAAGAACGTCTCTTAGGTGTGTCTCTCACAGGCATTATGGATAACCCTTTAATGACAACTAAGAACAAAGGACTGGAGAAGACTCTTGTACATCTTAGATCTGTGGCTATTGCCACTAATGCTGAGTGGTCTAAACGCCTTGGCATCCCTGCTGCTGCTGCTATCAGCTGCGTTAAACCTTCGGGAACAGTATCACAGTTGGTTGACTCCGCTTCTGGTATTCATGCTCGTCACAGCCCCTATTATATTCGTACTGTTCGTGGTGACAACAAAGACCCTCTGACACAGTTTATGATTGACCAAGGCATTCCCAATGAGCCTGATGCATTTAAACCTGACCAGACTACAGTCTTTAGCTTTCCACAAAAAGCACCTTCAGGTGCCATATGTACGGCAGATATGTCTGCCATTGAACAGCTGGAGATGTGGTTAGCTTATCAGAGGTTTTGGTGTGAGCATAAGCCATCGGTTACCATTAATGTAAAATCAAGTGAGTGGTTAGAAGTTGGTGCCTTTGTGTATAAGCATTTTGATGAGATGTCTGGTGTATCGTTCCTGCCGTTTAATGAGCATACGTATCAGCAAGCACCTTATCAGGACTGTGGTAAGTCAGACTACGACACACTTAAGTCTATCATGCCTAAGCGTATTGACTGGTCTAAGCTCTCAGAGTATGAGAGTGAAGACAATACATCGGGTAGTCAAACACTAGCCTGTACCGGCGACTCATGCGAAATCGTAGACCTAGTTTAGGCACTGTACCCTCACCCTGCGTAAAGATCTGTCACATAAAAGACGATTACTGCGCAGGGTGTTTAAGAACCATAGATGAAATACGAGACTGGATGGTGATGTCAAACTATGAACAAGAGGAATTATTGAAGAAACTAGAAGGGAGAAAAAGAACGTAATGTATGTGGTGATAACTAGACAGCAGTGTAACTTTTGTGATCTGGCTAAGGCATTACTGAAGAATAAAGATCTTAGCTATGTAGAATATGACGTACACTCTACCAGCTCTAAGTGGGTTTTAACCTTGCTAAAGAAAACAAATCTTACTACAGTACCGCAAGTCTTCGATGGATCTGGTAAATTAATTGGCGGCTTTAATGAACTTAAGGAGCATATTAATAATGGGAAAACCAGTTAGAAAAGCTTTCAACAGGGCGCTTTACGAGGCCTACGATTCACAAGCTAAGGATGCTCTAGGGCAATACCTTTCGGAGAAAGGACATGTGTTAGTTAACAAGGAAGAAAATTACCATGTAGATCTTGTATCTCAAAAGCATGGCTATACTTACTTTAATGAAGCTGAAGTTAAGGTGGCTTGGGATGGGGATTGGCCTGAACACTGGGCTGAGATACGTATTCCAGAACGTAAGCAACGTCTTCTTGACAAGTATCAGGGAGAAAATGGAGTGCTTAACTTTTACGTTTTCAGAAAAGATCTCAAACAAGCCTGGCGTATTAGAGATTTCTTATTGACTAAAGAAAGTCTTGGCGAAGCAAAGGGTAGGTACATTAGACCTGGAGAACTGTTCTTTCATATTCCCTATACAGAAGCAGAGTTAATCATCTTATGATGTATTAATAGAGAGCAAGGAGCTGACAGTTGAAAGAGAGTTTAGAAAAAGAAGCAAAAAAGTTTGCCAAACAAAAACGTAAGACTCTTGAAAACAAAGCTTTGACTTCCCGGATTTATTTGGCAGGTCAGGCTTTAACTGGCCTTCTAGCAGGGGCAAGATCAAGTAACAATATGCAAGAAATAAAACGGCAAGCATATGATTGGGCAGATTATATGTTAGATGATGACACATAAAAAAGGGGGCGTAAAGCCCCCTTAACTTATTGAACTACTTTGTTCCAGTCGTCGTAGGTATCAACAAGATTTTTAATCTTTAATAGTTGTTGATAACCATCCTCCATTTCCAGTATCTGCTCCATCTTTTGATCATAGGTATCAGTACTTCCAAATTCAAATGGCAGGAGATCTAATACTTTTTCTACTACTTTTTTCTTACTGCTAAGTTTTCTTACAACATCCATTGTTTGAGGTACTTGGCCGCCATTTTCCATCTGATTGACTACCATAGCTTTGGCACCCTCTCTAACCTCATTTAATACAAGTTCTTTTTGATCTTGCCGCATCTTAAAGTAATCAGGGTACTTAGCCATAGCCATTTCAGACTGGATCTGTAGTGCAGGTGCTAGCATCCCATCCATATAATTCTTTACTTTCGCAGGGCCAGTCCAACGAACTTGAGTAAAGATATTAGCACCAGCTGAGTTAAACATAGCCTCAACTAAGTTAGGATTTTTAGAAGACCTGACTAATAATTGTTTCCCAACATCTACATCCTTACCAGAAGCAAAACCTCTTGTAGGTGTAGCTCTTCTCTCCATGCCCTCTGCTTGTCCGGTAAGTTGATTAAGATAACGGCCTGCGTCATTAAAAAATCTATTACCTTGACGAAGGTCAGGATTCATTTCCTTACCCTCAAGCAATCCATAAGCAGTGTTGACTGGATCAAGATGTCGAGTAAAACCAGAGGCTATTTTTGAACCCGATGCAGCAAGCATACTGTAGGCAAGAGGGCCATAGTCACCATCTTTAGCCATCTGCCAAGACCTTCCCATGGAAGTTCCAAGATCGTCAAGATCTCTTAGTGCTTGACCTGGACCCACTTGAACTGTGAGGTCAACCCAAAGATCGTCAGGAATACCTGACATAAATCTTTTACGGAACTCAGAGTCCGTCAACATACGTTGAGCTGCCTTAGACATATCCATCTCACCAGTCTCAATCATACCATGAGCAATGGCCTGACTACTGGCCCTTATCAGAGACATGGGCCATTCAAACTCACGGTTTCTGACAGTACCATCATTCTGTCTATCCTGTTTCCAGCTCAGTCCACTCTCTATTCTTTCTATAGCACTGTCACCAGTTTCAGTTTCAAAACCTACTTGACCTCCAACACCGTAGCTAACTGCACCCCAACCCACGACCATTTTAGAAAACAGCTCTGCACCATCGTCAGTTACAGGGTCAATTTTTTTACCGATAGTTTTAGCTGTAACATATCTTAGGTAGTTTACTCCACTAAGATCTCCAGCAGTTGCTATAGTTGTGTTCAAGAAGCTACCAAACGGTACAACATAACCACCCATAGAACGATTGGTAACGGTTTCAATAAACCTTGCAGACTTTCTCATAAAGTTTGTAGCAGGTAAGGTAGACCAGTTTACAGAGGCAGTTTCTCGCATAGTACGGTAAGCAGCTTGTTCCATAATTTCACGGAACTCTGGTTTAGCCATAGTAAACTCTACATCGGGGTTGGAAAAGAACTCCTCCGGAGTTACCCCATACTTCTTCATAATACCCTGGTTAAGGTTTGTACCGAAAGCAAAACGTTTAGTAAGATTATCTTGAAGTCTGGCTAGTGTTAGTGTCTGCACACCTTTTGTGTATGCATCAGCACCCTTCCAAAGAAATTCTGTAGTTTTTCCTGCAGCTGTTGCTACAGGCCCAGCATCCTTTAGTCGTTTTTTGTAAGAAGCTCCATCAAGATTAAACATTGCCATAGAGTCATTGACACCACCATCACCTGCAATGTCCCTAAATAACTTTTCTGCAATCTTAGGGTTCATTGTAAGAACAGCATCAGCATATTCAATAGGAATATCTGGAGATAATGCATCAGCAACTCTGCGGAATGACCCACCCCATGCTCCGTAGGCTCTATTGTAAAAATTTACTGCAGCCTCTTCATTGCCAAGACCCTTTGCAATAGCACCACGAGACAAGTCTATAGCACCAGTAACGAAGTCTGCTGCATTGTTTAGGTATACAAGTGTTTTAAAACCTTGAAGGTTAGCACCAGTAGTTGATAGGTGAGAGGTAATTAGCCGTTTGTATAAAGATAGTGCAGCTTGATTGTGTTGTGGACCTTCCGAAGGTTGAATCCTTTTATATAACTCAAGCATACCTTTGTTACTAACACCTGCCTTTTGCAATCTGGATAGCTCTGACGCAATCCACAAGTTTTCACCTGCCAAGCTGGTGCTGTTTTTCATTACAGCTTCCATCATAGCAGGAGAAACTTTACCCTTATCGGTACGTACACCATCAAGTACGTAACCAGTTTCTTCTTCCCAAGCCCTAACCATTTTATCAAGTTTAGACGGATTAATAAAACGAATAGTCCTGGCAAATGCACCAGTTGTTTTATACTTCTTAATAATCTCTGGATGCATTACAAACCCAGCATCATTTAAAGCTTCAAAATAACCCTTAACTCCATTCTCTGGGTCACCAAACCAAAAGAATTTAGAGAATGCATTAGTGACTGCAAGGTCTCTTCTCTTCTCGCCCCTAGAAGCAATTAACCTATCAGCTTCATCTTTAGCTTGTTCCCAAGGTAGGAAGTTAATCTTACCTCTGGCAGACAGTACACCAAATTGATCGTCAAGAGATTGAAACAAACCGTTTTTGTCCAGTGCCTGACCAAGCTTTTTCCAAGCTTCATCTGGACCATATTTCTTAATCATCTTATCAATATTTTGATACGAAAGAATAGTGTTCTGTGCAAAGGGAGACTTTCTAGCTTCCTTAAACAGTGCAGACCCACCTGCAACTACAGGAAAAAGCATAGATCCTGCAGCAGTAAGGGCACCTTCAGCTTTGCTGTACTCGTCTTGTGCACCTACTTCTATCAGCTGCATCTGTCTGCCAAAGTCTTGGCCAAGTGCAAATGCACCATCTACTGTAGCCATTGGCATGGCCTTTGCCATAGCATTGCTTATAGCAATAGTCGCAGCTTTCTTTGTAGCACCTTTTTCAATGGCATTTGTATAAGCCGCAGTTAGCATTTTTTGTAGTGCAGCACCTGTAGCCTTTGTACCCCCTGCAGTTAATACTTTACCTATGCCAAACGATAAGATTGTTACAGGATCCCACACCGCAGCTGAGGTATAGTCTACGATACCATCAAACATCTCTCCCCAACTACCCTCACCAGTAAAGATATTATCCATCTGATTGAAGAGTAGGTAGCCTCCCGCCAGCCGCCTCTTAGTTTCGTCGTCAGCCCCTAGGGTATAAGTAATCTCATTAGCAACAGTAACTGACTGTGCAGCATCAAAAGTTCTTTGATAATTTTGATAGATCTCAAATGCTTTTTCTGGCTCCATAGCCCTGTAGTTACGGTTCATTAGAGCAGAACCGCCAGTAGCACCACCCATCAAACCTGCAGTACTTTTGGCAACCTTACCGAAGGTTGTTGACTCAGGAAATCTTGCCTCTAGAGATTGGTACACAATCTCCATAAGATCTGGGTCTCCAACTATGTCTTCTTTAGTCAGAGGTTTATTGTCGTATTTCTCAAAGATATCGTACACGTTTAAGAAACGATCTTCTGCCTCTAAGTTAAAACTAAAAGGAGTTTGAAGATCTTTTAATGTAAATGGGGAGCTTAAATCTTGTGCTTGCTGCACTGGTGTTTCAGACACATCTGTTTGAGGGTACAGGTCACCCAGAGTAAACCCGTTGTCCACAGGTTCCTCTACAGTTTGTTCTGAGATAGGTACGTCTTCTACAGGCACTTCTGGTGTAAGTTCAGGTACCTCTGATGTAGGCTCTACTGTTGGTTCCAGAGTAGTTATGGTAGGTTCTACATCAGGTACGACAACATCTTTCTCTAGATCAGCTAGAGTGAATCCATCTGCCATATTATTTTCCTTTGTATGGACCTGTCACAGTTTTTCCATCAGCTTTAGTATAAGTTACAACATCACCTACTTTGATAATTCCGTATTCAATAAGAGATCTAAGCACAGAAACATTAGGGACTACGATAGGTTCCGCATCCTTAGCTTCTTTAAGGTAGTCGGGCAGAACTGCAGTTTTCAACTTAGGCTCTGCCTCCATTGCCTCTCCAATAACATTGTTTCCATACAAAGAAGTTACACCGTAGTAATCTGGGTTATCACCTCTAGCACTATCTAGAGCCTCTTTAACTGCAAGACTCCTGGCTCCTAGCCAGTCCATCAGTTCTTTTGCCACTGCCTGTTGTTCAGGAGTACCTGTCTTAGACATTTCATTCACTGATGTCAAAGCTTTAGAGATGCTATTCTGTTCACTCCTACCTCTAGCAACTGCATTCTGAGTTATAATTTTTGTCCAATCACCAAGTTTAGATGTATCCAAAGGTTCAATAACTACAGGCTCAGTTACTGCTAAGGCAGATCCTGTCGTACCAACACTACTTCTGATAATGGACTTGGTAAGATCGTCTAAAGATTTACCAAGGGCAGTCTCCATGTTTGCTATTACTTTATCAGCCTGAGCTGGATCAGGACTTGTAATCTCAATAGCACTTAAAAAGTCATTAGCCCCACTTCTAAACATGTCTAGGGCATTAGCATCTGTACGACCAGATTCTACAATCTTTGTATGATACTTTTGAAGTGTTTCGAACGTAGACTTCATCACTGCTGGATTGTTTAAACCTGCAAGTTTAGCAAGAACAGGGTTATCTTTTTCTACACCTAATGCAGTAATAGCCGCAGAGTATTGTGCAATTTGAGCCATAGGATCGCCACTGCCACCGACAGCAGCAGTAAAGTCTGCACCGATAGACTTACCGTCCATAACTCTTTCAAAAAGAAGTTGCTGCATATCATTTGCATGAGCAGCAATAGCAGCAGCTTTAGATGCTTCTGTTTTAATACTGAACTGGTAATCAAATTGACTATTTGCAGCAGAAGTTCTTAAACCAATCTCTGATCGAAGATCTTCTTGTCTTGCTGCTCTATCCCGTTCAAATTTTTTCTGGTCCCAAGCCTGCAATCTACCTTCTGCATTAACTGCTTTCTGCTCGGCTTGCTTATTAAGAATGACTTGTTGGTCTTTCCACCACTGTTGAGCTGCATCCCTATCGTCTAGCTCGTAAGCCCTCTTCAGTGCTAACACATCAAGTTCAAATGCACGGCTCTCTTCTCTAACAGCAGCAGCACCTGCAGCAGCTTTTTCAGCAGCAGCTATAGCCTGTTGGTTAGTAATTTTATTACGTTCTAACCAAGTAGCATTAGCCTCTTCATTCTG